AATGAATCTTGGTAGAATCCCATGAATCCTTCCAACGTTTCATCAAAACTTTGATTTCCTTTTCAGGTGTGTGTGCATATGAATCAAAATATGTAATACGAGGGAATTCTAAGTCAGGACGAATGTCACAAAATAGTGCAATCCAATGTTGACCTGGACCTGTACTTACATCGGTATTAAAAACAATACCAATTTGAGTATATCCTTTCTTATAAAGTCCCTTAATATCCATAGAGCAAAGTGAGCTAACTAAACAAGTTCCTGTTTTGCTTCGTTTGTCAAAATCAATTGGGAATGCACCAGCAAAATAGTAATTTGAAAAGATTTTCATATATTGCTTTTCAAGTGCCTCAATATCATCAGATGATAACCATTGTTCGGGATTAGTTACCCATGAATCAGGACTTTTAGGTTTTGAAAGCATAGATGTCAATATGCAAGCAGATGTGCCTGTCTTGCACTGTTTATGAAACCTAATTTTTAGCTCAGCCCATACATCCTCTATAGTTCCTTCTGCAATAGGCTTCTCATGAGGATGTTCTGCATTATAGACTTTTCGTAAATTCTCAATTTCTGCAATGTCAAATGACATCCTTATTTCAAAAACGGATTATCTTCGAGCCAAAAATAATAAAGTAAGTAAAAATGCAGGACCAAGTATCTAATCTTCGTAGACTAACTCGTGACTATCGTACATATGATAATGAACTACGTAACCTAAATTCACAGGTTTATGATCTTCGCGAAGCTCGTAAGGGATGTGAACTTCTAATTATTGATATTCTAAAGGAAGACGCATTTAAGGACTATAATAAACTAAAGATTGAAGATGATGGATCTATTATTAAGATTCAACGTCCACAGACATGGTCAAAGCCTTGGTCTCTATCTCAAAAAGAACTAAAAAGTCTTCTAGAATCGTACTTTGATTCGACGAAAAATTCAAACTCAACTGACTGTTACAATTACATTCTCCAAGAGAAGAAGGCAACGCTGGTAGCAGATGAATTTGCCATTAGTCGTACAGTTGCAATTGAAGAGTAAAAAGTAATTGTCTACTAAATAATGGCACTCTCTTTTATTGGGACAGCAGTTGAAAAGGTTGAAGAATTTTTTCCTGTTTTTGTTGAACATTTCAAAGATAATGTGACAAAGTCACTTATTGAGTCATTGGATACACTGAAGGAAAGATACCCCGAACGTTGGAAGGAAGTATCTGGTAAATGGCGTACTATTGTTACATCAGTAGAGCCTCACCTTGCTCCTGTCAGTTCGTTCGGCGGCCGTAGAAAACGGACTTTAAGAAAGAAACATAGAAAACACTAAAATGATGCTATATAATCCATACAATAGTAGCAATCGGCTTTTCTCCAAACGTGATATACAGACAATTTTAACAACACATAGAACCAAGTTTACAGTAGAGTCTCATGAACTCTTTCAGAAAGCAATGGTTCATTCATCGTATGTGAAAAAACAAAAGTATACAACACCGACTGGAGAAGAGACCGAGTTAGCACCATGTCCAACAAATTGCTTGAACTTGTTCGAGGAGTCATACGAGCGTCTCGAACATTTGGGAGATACAATCTTGGGAGCAGCAGTGTCTACATATCTTTTCAAACGATATCCTGATGAGAATGAAGGATTTCTAACTGATCTGAAAAAAGAAATTGTATGTAATGAAAAGTTAGGTGAACTCAGTCAAAAGTTGGGTCTTGATAAATTTTACATAATATCAAGACACAATGAAGAAAACTGTAATGGAAGAACAAACACTAAAAAATTATCTGATATTTTGGAAGCATTTATCGGTGCACTTTGGTTAGAATCTAATAATAACTTTCAAGTAGTTTCATCATTTGTTGTTGCACTAATTGAGACATATATTGATATTCCTGAAATCTTGAGAAACAACCGAAACTTTAAAGAACAATTGCAAAAATTATACCAATCAAAGTTTCATCATACACCTACGTATGTCATCGTTTCTTCATCTCCCAATTTGTATACTATGGCTGCTATTGATGCAGAAGGAAATCATATTGGAACCGGAACATCAACTACTAAGAAACAAGCAGAACAATTAGCAGCAAAAGATGCTATTAAAAATCTTAATTAATAGCTAGACCAACAGTATTCTTTACTTTAGGAACACGCCTTACAAGTAGCTCACGTTGAGTTCCACCAAGTGACATGTTATCTTCACCTTCCGGAATACCTTCAATTGCACGCAAAGCTTCTGCTACTCTCTGAGGTTGATCTGCAAACTGAAGTAGAAGCTGAGTGCGAATCTGTGATCTTTTTAGTGGAGGACGCGATGTACGAACACTTCTGCTAATATTGCCAACTCCATTTCCTTCAAGAGCAAAATTGTCTACCTCATTTGATTTCATAAACTGCAAAATTTGAGCAGAATGTTCAGCTTTCTTTTTATGTAGTTCTTTAATTTGCGTTCGAAGTTTACGTTCTTCGTCATCAAATGAAATCCAATCTTTGATTGTTTGACGAATAGCTTCGGTTTCCATTTGCTATGTTTAGTTATCTAATATGAAAATTCATGTCTTAAATATAGATGGATGAACTTCCAGCAGTAATGACGTGGAATCCACAACTTGAGTTAATTTTAGCTCAAGAAGGCGAACGTGCGTTATGTTACGGATGGCTTCATAATAATGCACAAAAAAGATACGTTCGCATGGATACATACATCACATTACCAACGATTATACTATCAACTATATCTGGATCAGCATCAATTGGGTCACAAACTTTATTTCCAAGTCAAATGGGTGGCGTTTCAAGTATTGCAATTGGTTCATTAACACTTTCAGTTGGACTTTTAAATACAGTTTCAAGTTTTTTTGGATGGGGAAAACGATCAGAAGCTCACAAAGCTGCTGCAACTACATATTCAAAAATACATCGTTTTATTATGATTGAACTATCTTTGCCACGCAATGAACGAATGACGCCTAAAGATATGCTAAAAATTATACGTGATCAACTTGATCGTTTATTAGAAACAAGTCCTCAAATACCAGATCCTGTTATTGAACTTTTTCGTGAAAAATTTTACAAAACAACTCCAAATGTTACAAAACCTGAAATTACAAATGGATTAGATCCAATTCATGTATATCATAGCGATTCAAGTCCACGATTTAAGCTGAACTCTATTCATCATCCAGAACCTGTTAAAATTTCCATTGACGGTCACAATCAAGACACGTTACAAACGTTGTCATCGGTTCATCCGCCGAGCGTGTCTGCATCTGGTAATAATCACACTTTGTCTTCTTCTTACAACCAGAACACCACATCATAATTGATGCACTCTCGTTCTTTGAATAGAGCTTCTTCTCACCTTCAATTACCTTATCAAGCGCAACCTTCCATCGTTGAGGACACAACTCAACAGCAGTAAGTTGGACTAAGTTTCGGGGACTAATTTCACCAGATTTCAATTTTTCTAGCCAATTCTCAGTATTTTGAACATAGCTATTTTCACCTTTCAAGTTCTCATAGAGTGAAATTGCACGGTTTCTGTACATGTTCCAAAAGATACGATTTCCCCAATCAATTTCAATACATTCTTTTATTGATTCATCACTTACTGCATGAAGAATTGAGTCTTCAAGTTCTTTAACAATATGATCATCGCCAACAAGGTGTTGAAAATTCTCAATAACTCTTTCGCGAATAGCACACTCAATGAATACATTTTTTGATTTAGGCTGAATTAGTCGGACTGGATAAGCTGCTTTTGGTGCAACATCTTCTTCAACAATATTAACTTCTTCTTCTTCCTCTTCTTCTTCTTCATTTTCATTATCTGCGTCTTCTTCTTCCTCTTCACCAAAATTCCACTCTTCATATAGAACGTTGTATTCATCTGAACGCAAATTCACGTATGCAGATGCTGGTGATTTATACTTTTCTTCATCATCTTCTGACATCATGATTACAATATTACCAATGTACATCTCTTCGTCAAATGGAGATGGAAGCATATGTTGGTTTACATTTTCATCTTCTTCTGAAATGCATGCAAAGATGTTTAGCTGATGAGTATCTTTTACAGGATTTTGAATATTTCCTTGAAATTGAATATTTTGATTCTTATACTTTTTACGGATCCATTCTAGAACATCGGTAGTCTTAGGAGGAATTTGAATTTCTCCAACTGTTCCATCTACAGAAATTGAAACAGCATATACCATTTTACACTTTAAAGTTTATATCTCTTTAGTTCCGTTTTTCTTCTATAAAAACGGAATGTATATAACTCAGTATATAAATATTAAATATACTATGGATTCATCTCGTAGAAGTTGGAAACCTCAGTGGAAGATTGATAAGGAGAAGCAGGAAGAGAAGGAACGAATTGCAGCAGCTGAAGCACTAAAAGCGTTGGCAGATACTGAAAAGAATTTCCCACCGCTTGTAAAGTTTCCACCAGCTCCTATCACAACTAAGTGGGTTGGTAAGACAACATTTAAAGAACTAGCTTCTGAATGGAAAGATCATGCAGAGAATGAAAAGATTGAAGAGAAGCGTAATAAAACGCTGTCAGATATGGATAACGCACCAACACACTTTACATTTTCACTACCTAAATTTACTACACACCGTCGTTACGAAGAAGAATCTGAATACGAAGAAGATGAAACTGAGAAGCCAATTGTTAATGAGGACTCGTCAGAATCAGGGTGGAAACTTGTAGATCGTGTTAAGGTACGAAAAGTGAAAACAGAGGAAGAATTTATGGAACCTCCTTCATCTCCTGAAGATGATGGAACGGTTTGGAAAGATTCTGAACTTCACGAAACGTGTTGGGATGAACGCCGCTAAGCAAGTAAAGTTTTAGCTAAATTTTTTCCAAGTGATTTAGTCTGCTGTGTAGCAATTTCACCAGCTGCATCAATTCCAACTGTAGATGGATTAATGATATATCCATAGACAAAGTTCCAAACATACATCACATAATAACTAACTAAAGATCCAAGATATTCGGCATATATTGCAGGCGTAACTAAAAATTCAGCATTTTTTGTTTGCCACGCAGCATATACAGCTAATGCTAAAGAAGCAGCTAAAATAATACCATCCATTACCTGCATTGCCTCATTTTTAGCATACGTATCTGTAACAAATTTTGCAATACCAGAAAGTTTTGAAGCTTTAGCTTTTTCACTCTTTACATCCGGAGCAGTTACAGGCTTAACATCTTGTTTTTTACCTAAACGCTTGCATCTCATATAGGTTTTATTGTCATGCGGCATAGGACCACCAGGCAATGATTCAATATCATTGAAAAATACTTCACGATCTCCTAGCGGCTGAATAGGACGAGAGCCAGGAGCATTTGTCTTGACTAGATTCGCAAAATCATTCGGATCAATATTGATCATTGCTTTGAAGACAACCCATTTTGCAGACTCGCATCCAGGAAATACCATAGAACCATCATATACATAGTAAGAACCAGCAGGTGGAACCATCATATTGAGTCCCCAATTTTCACCAAGATTTACAGTTGTATAAGGTCTTGTTGAATCTGCAAATCCAACAAATGAATTAAAAAAATGAGTAGCAGGTGTCTGTGCCGAATTGGCACGTACAAGTGAACTCACGCAAAGAAACTTACCAGTAGGATTTGTAAAAATAGCAATTACTTCAGCATCAGCCTGAATGTTTTCAATTGTGTGATGACTAGGATGATTAACAACAATCTTTGTACACGTGTAACCCTCACCATTAAACTTACATGATCCGAGACCTGCTTCATTATCAACAATAAGCCCTTCATCACCTACAACTACGTTTGCTTGTGGAACCATGACATCATCCATCACAAGCTCACACATTAAGTCGCAAGGCTTAGCAGATGATTGTGATAAATTGATAGGGCTTTGATTAGCAACCGAACATGAAGCTGGCCATGTATTGGAAGAGCTGAACACACTCATTTGTAGTCTAGCAGTATTTTGTATCTAGGAAATAAGTAATATGGCTGATAAAGCAGAATCTGTGACTAGTACCCTAATGAAAAGTACCCTAGTTCAATATTTTGGCATTTTTGGTCTTTACCTGCCAGTTACATATATATTAGCTGGAGCACTAGCTGATATAGTATCTCAACAATGGAGAGTAAGTGGTGCTAGCTTATCTGCTTTGATTGCTGTAGTGTTGAATGTTATTGGACACAGTATTGCCGATTATATGGGTTCTACTACCAGCAAAATGCAGTCTGGTATTTTGAGTGGTAACGCTGGAAATCTATCTGGAATCTATAGTGGATGTACGGTTCCCGGGTTTGAAGGATATGAAAGTATGTTAGCACCTCAGTCACTTGTAATTATTTTTGCAATGACTACATTCTTTTTCATTGACATCAGGACAAATTACTCTGGTCAGTCAATTTCTGGACTAATTGGATTAACTGTTGTTGCAACTCTTGTTCAAATTTTTGTTCTTATGAACAATGCATGCTGGACACCCGATTTCTATGCAAGCTGGATTCCTACTAAAACCTTAATGTTGATACCTATTCTATTTGCCGGCGTATTTGGAGTTGCTGGTGCTGGTCTTGGATATTGGATAAATGATGCAATTAAAAAGGCATTACCAACTGCTGGTCCTCCAGCAACTGTCAAAACAACACAAGCCGATGGCCCAGTAGCCACTAGTGGTGGTGGATTTGGTTCTGCGCTACCGCCAGTCGGAGGTTCCGATGGAGGTGGATCAGGGTCTTCTAGTGACGATCAGTTTGTTTGCGAAGCATACAAAAATGGTGAACTAGTCACCTCAACAATTACTGAGTAGAATTCTTAATAAATTTTACAGCGTTTTGCATTACCTTAAAATATGGTGTAATTGATGTACGATCTGTACACTTTTCAGAATATACATTCTTACCTGTTTCATTCTGTACAGTAACAACTAGACATGGAATTGGTCCAATTCCATATCGTTGAATATAATCAGTTTTTGTATTGCGAACGTCTACCGAAACCCACTCTACATTATCTTTAAAGTCTTCAGCCATTTCAAGCATATTTGGCTTTAGTCGCATACATGGACCACAATCTTGGGCCCAAAAGTGATAAGCTACAGCCTTCATTCTTCCTTTGTTATAGTGATATTACTTGCAATTAAATGATTCGCAGATACAAGTCGGTACTGACTTGTTTTATGTAGCTTCTGTTTTACAACCTCAAATCCGTTTTTCTTAACAGTCTTTGATAGAGCAGACATGAGTGCTGCATTCAAAGCACTTGAATCAAATTTATCCAAGTTTGTCTTACACCATTCAATAATGAGTTTTTCCGAAATTGGAGGACCCATTAGCTGAAGAGGACATCCTGGAAGTGGACCAACTGTATTTGTAGTTAGAATTACCTTTTCCTCAGCTGCTTCGGGATGAAGAACTCTAACTGCCATCTTATCTACAATTTCATTATTCTTACTGAAGTCATCGTCACCACCTGTATGTGCTGCCACATGAGTGATCTTATAAGACTTAAACTTTGTAAATCTACGTGATGTTTCTTCTATCAAATCACGATGCTTGACTGGTTCTCCTTTTCCCGTTTTCCAATCATTTTTCAACCAACCAGGAAGCCACTTTGTCAAACAATCTTTACAATACATTGAATCTGTATAAATTTCAAAATCAATATCACTTGGTGTGAATTTTTCTTGAGTAATTTTTACTGCTTCAGCAATTGCTAGCATTTCACCTCGCTGATTTGTTTGTCCATCTTCTTCAGGAACTCTGTTTGCAACCGAAAGTTCTTTATGTTCAGGAAACCAACAAGCATAGGATGCTTTTGCTCCCTTCTTACCATTACCTTCACAAGCACCATCAGTAAATACTCTAATTGTGGTCATAGTATCTTTATAACTGGTTTATGAAAGTAAGGCAAAATCCGTTTTACAACACAACGACTCTGTATTGCAGGCTGAATGACAGTTGGATCTTCTACATGAAACCAAACTCGTGATCTAAATGATCGTTGTTCCAATGAACGCCGAATCATCTGCTGGCATGCGTATGTTAAAAATTCAGAATGCAAAATAAGCAAGATACGAAACCGTGTTGATTGACGTTTTGGAATCTGACTTATCCAATTATCAAACCAAGGTGCAAACGTATCCACAGAATTCATTTCAGTTGCATCTATTTCGTAGAATTCACACGTTTTTTCATTTGTTACTTTATATGTGTTGTAAAGCTTCAACGTTTCAACATCATTAAGTGGTTCAAAAAACAAATAATGAGGTGGTGGAAAAATAAGTTCCATTATTCTTATTCTCTACTACTCCGTAGATGACAGAATCTTCTTTACAGGAATTTCAGTAGATACGACGTATAAACTATTTTCAGTCATAACGATGTAACATGTCTCGCATTTATATACATTCTGAATCGTTGATGTATATTCATCATCCGACTTAATTAGATACTTTGAGCTTTCCTTGACTCCGATGCAACATGTTTTCTCGATACTCTCTCGGTAATAATCAAAATAAAGAGGCTTATCCTCTGTCATTGATAGCTGGCATGCTCGAAGAAGTACACTTGCGGGAGGTAAATCAGACATTTATTTATATGTCTGTTTCAACTTGAATTTATTGAACGCATTTGAGCGTATCTTCAATTCGGAATCGGGATCGCATGTTCAAATTTTGAATACTCTCCTTTGGGATTTTTAGAAATGCAGTAAGCCCATCTCGCAGAATGCTTCTGAGTAGAAATGAATTTTTTGGAACTAGCTTTGTAGTCTCAGAAATGAATTCTACAAATTGTGTTACATTCTCTTCCATCTGAAGAGTCTTTTGATGTTTAACACATTCATCGAGTTCACGAAGAACTTGAATAATTGAGTTTTCAACAGAAACCTCTGTAATCAAATTTTGAATGTACAAGTAGACCATAAACTTTGCGTATCCACGACGTTTATCTTTCTGTTTTGACCAGTCAATTACTTTATCATCAAACTTAGGATCATTAGACTCTGGAAATGTAAGTGTTTCAGTCATATTGTACAGAACAGGAAACAGCTCAATCTGAGTTTGTAGATCCTTTGAAATTTCTGGAAATGTAATATTTAGTCTTTTTGCAAATTCTGACATTACAGATGCATATGTATGCTGGCTAATTGCCTTATCAAACAGAAGCATCGTAATA